AGGGTATTAAAGGAAGGGCGCAAGGCCCTTCCGTTATTAATTAATTATGCGAAGTCTTTTGCGTAGACAATCTCTTCACCTTTCAAGTAAGAGAAACCTAACTTGAACTGACCCCAAATTTTATCAGAAGACAATTCAGCTTCGTACTTCATATCAATTGCGCGAACGTCATTGTACTCATCAGTCAACATTACGATGTTCTGTGCAGCAGCAATCATAAATTCGTTAGCAGGCATTGATGGGAAGTGAATAACTTCCATACCGTAGTAGTTCGGTACACCACCTTCTACAACACCTTGTGGAGTAGTAGTGTAAAGACCAGCGATAGCGATTTGGTAGTGTTGCATAGCAGCAGTTCCCAAGAAGATAGCAGGTTTGAAATCACGGTCAGCATCTCCGTAAACAGCAGCCAACATAACGTCAGACATTGTTTCGTAAGCACCTTCTAATTTGTCAAGGATGTTAGCAGAAGTTAAAGCACCGTTAGTGTCGTAGTCCAATACAGCAGCATCAGCAGCCATTTCAGTAGTCAATGCAGTACCTGCAACAGTCAAAGCTTTTTCAGCAGACAATTTAGCGAAGTAGTCAAATACCCAATCCTTGAACTCAGCGTCCATAGTTTCTGGGTTGTTCTGACCTTTCTTCAAAAGAAGACCACGGTAAGAAGTTTCAAGTGCATTCTTACAGTTTAGGAAAGACCACTTGTAAGTAGTTACAGTCATTTCTTTTTCACCGATTGTAGCAGCAGATGCTCCGTCAAACACACAAAGGTCTGAACCGAAAGATAATGTAGCGTCAAAGATAGGTACGTTTACTTTAGCTTTAACACCATCTACAAGACGGAAACGGTTTAATACCGCTGCCGATTTTACCATAGTATCAATGAACAAGTCTGGACGACGGTCACCGTATGGCAAGTTTGATATTACTATACTCATTTTATTTTAATTTAAGAGGATTCGTTTAATTAATTTACAATAATTACTTGCGGTTAAAGAAGTTGTTAATCATATTAACCTTCTCGGGTGTAATACCATTAAAAACTACTGTCTTGTCTTCTACAGTTTCAGCTACTTCCTCGGCATTTTGTTCAGCAGCAAATTGCTCCTCAACCTCAGCTTCGTTAGTTACTTCCTCAGTAGATTCAGCTTCAAATTCTTCAGTCATTTCTTCCTTGACTTCTTCCTCTTCTGCTACAGGCTCTTCAGCCATTACTTCTTCCTCATCAGCGTCAGCGTCTGCACTCATTTCAGCAGGAACTTCTTCCTCTTTTGGTGCAACCATAGACTCAATGTGCTTTTGAATCATTTCAAGGGCAGACTTTAAGTCTTCAACGCCAGCGAACTTTTCTTCAAAAGATGTCATAACTTCCAAGAGCGAGTTATTCTCGTTCTCTAAAGCTTCAATTCTTGCCTCGTACTTGTTCATCATAGCCTCAAATTGAGCCTCTAACTTACCAAGTTCTTTGGCGAAAGCAAATTCATTCATTTGTTCTTCGTTATTAATTGTTGGTTTAATGTCCGCTTTAATCTCAATAGAGAAACCATTAATCTCTCCATTTTCAATTGCAGTAAATAATTCGTCAGACTCAATCTTTGCCTTTACGAATACGGTTCCGTTTGGTAGTTTGTAACCATAGTCTACTGACTTATCGTTATCACTCTCCTTAGTCCAAACTTCAAGCATAACCACCTCATCAGTATCGTAGGAGTGGTTAATACCAAATGCGTTAAATAGTCCTTCCTTAGAATACTTGTACATAATCTGCTGAATAGTCTCCTCAGTGAATCGTACATAGTAGTATCCCATATCGGGTGAGAATCGTAGGATTTCCTTGTTAGGAATCATAATAGGTCCTACAACCTCTTTCTTCTTTTCATCAGCAAACATCTGTACTTTCTCAACTTCATTGAAATGAATAAAGTCTTCCTCAATAGCAGGCTTGTCTACAAGAGAAATCTTGTACATCCCTTGAGCGATGTCTTCTAATGATATATCAAATAATGGTAGTTTATCCATTCTTTTTACTTTTTGTATGCCAGCTTGGTAGCAGGTCGTTATCTTGTACATACTTTGGATTAGAAGGCTTTCCGTTCTTTACCAAGTACATAAATGCGTTTAGTCGGGCAAGTCCCCATTGCGCTGCTGAAGTAACCTTTGGTGAGTGTCCTGTATTAAAAGCACCCATACCACGTAGTACAACACGCTTTGCAGCACCCATACCAACTTTCTTATCTGGGTACTTCTCATTGTAAGCGTCTACCTTAGTCTTTATAGACTTAATAATTTGTGGAGATAGCTTTCCACCTTTTCCAACACCTTTAGGATTCTCGTTAGGAGTATCGCTTTTAGGTGCTTTGGGAGATTTCTTAATGCTTCCATCCTTGCCTTGTGTAGCATAATCATCCTTGACTTTACGGTCACCCCACGGGACGTCAGCCACATCAACACTTGCCTTAACTGTTCCTTTTCGTATAGACTCAGCTTTTTTAATTGCCCAGTTAACACCGCTCGTTCCTCCCCAACCAAGCCAAGCCACATAGCCTCTATCTTTCCAAGGCGTGTCCTTATACTTAGGGTCAATCGCAGCATTCTTTCTATGGCGATTAAAAGCAGCCATTCTCGCAATAGTCTCATACGATAGTTTTCTTCGTGATGCTAATTGGTTTGCACGAGTCCAGCCCACGGAAGTCATTCCCTTAACTTCCTTCCCATACTTCTTCTTCCACTCAAGAACTTTCTTGGCGTTGTTAGTAGCAGATTGTGGGTAGTCGTTGTATGTAGCCATCAAATTAATTTACAATTATTGTAATATCCCTTCTATAGTAATGTAAGCGTAATCATCATACACGTCACCACTTGCGCTCTTAACAAGTATTCCACCTGGAGTTATCCTTGTACAACTAAGTGTTTGTAAAAAGAAGTCTAAAGAAGCTAAATTAGATGTAGGCACAACCATATCAAATTCTATACGGGGATTCTCGCTTTGAAGTATCTTTTCAGAGGCTGCAAATATATTTGTATAGGTATCTGTAACAGCACCACTTTCATCTTCAAACATTAGATTCCAACCTGCTGTGTTTACAGGAAATACCCTACCATTAAAAGTATGCTGACCAAGGTCTATGTAGATGCGTTCTGTTTCTGTAATCATCTGACCGCTTTGGTCATCACCCTTAAGCTTTATAAAAGGTATTTTTAGGTTGGTGTCTACCAATGGTTTGTCCAAATAAGCAAACCTTAATCCCACATCTTTATTCTTCGTAAATATGTTAGGTGTAAACCCAAGTTCTTTTTCACTAAACGCTCCGTTCTGAAAGTTTTGGTTACTATCCATATCAGAGGCATCTGGACCACATACCGAACGATTATATATAGAAGAGTCAAGGTCTATCTTAATCTCTACTATACCTTCTGTATTAATCTCTTGAGTAGTAGAACCAATGGTTATACCATCGTTGTTTAAATCATCAAAGTATAAATCGTAATCCTTATTGTTTATTTCAAGTGACTTAACCTTATCTCCACCATTACTTATGCGTACAGACTTTAAATCGTCTATTAAGTTATTGATATCTTGACTACCTGTTCTTACAATAGATAAAGGGTCTATACGAAGAACGTGTTCAGACGTAGTGACATCGTACTCATAAAACAAACCACAGTCAAATCTTTTCAGAAGTGCTGTAAGTATCTGTGATACATTTAGTGGACAAGTTTGATTAATAGACTCGCTAATTATAAACTCATCTGTAAGCTTGTAGAGAAGAGTATCTGCATTAGAATTAAACTTAATATTTAGAGAACCATAATTGTCTATTCTTGTTACAAGTTTTCTCAATTCTCCTACACCAAACATATCTTGTGCATAGGCTGTGGCAGTATGATGGCTGCCTCCGTGCTGAAACTCTCTGGCATACCTAACATCAAGTTGCCCGTCTAAAGGCTCAATAAAATAGTTTACGCCATATCTACTTCCGCCATTTAAGAAAATCTCTTGGTCCTGCGGGAAATATGCCGTGAAGTCTTCAAACCAAATAACATCCTCCCATATAGCACCAACATCTAATATAGCACCTTCTCCTTCGTGGCCTTCCTCACAAATAAAATAATCGTAAGGTTGAGAGTTCGTATCCTTGTTTGAGTTTCCACTTTGGGTAGCGTAAACATTAGACATATCAAGAATAATATCATTGCCTTGAGGAGCGTCTTGTAATGGTATCTTTTTAACCATAAATCCGTCTTCGTAGACACCAACATACACCTTAAACCTCATTGTAGATGTAGCAATGAATATGGCTTCTACCATTTTGTCTTCACCAACAACAGGTATCTCAAGTTTTGGCTGAGAAATAGATACACTTGTAGAGCCAGAGTTTAATCTAATGTCTGCATTAAAAGAAACCTTTGGGCAGAAGAATCCTCGGATACCATCAAAGTGGTATTCTCCTTGGTCATCTAAGTCAGCAGGGTAGAAACCCATTCTTTTTTCTGCACCCCAATCTGCTGTAGCGTACAATGGATTACCCTCACCATCAGTTCCATAGTTACCTGCGGTTTCCATATTGCCAAACCACTGAGTATGAAACAGCTTTGTGTTGCCATTAAGGTCTTGACAAGAGTTTAAAGACTGATTTGTACCCGACCAAGCAGGTGATTGCCTAACAAAAAAGTTTCTTCTGTTTATATCTTCTTTAGCGAGCAGTTGCGATGGTATAACCATATGCAGTTTCTCGGCTTGGAAGTCTGTGAATGCAGGTGTAGCAGCGTAGTCTCCTAAAGCAAACAACTTTGAATCCACACGAAGTGGGAACGAAGCTGTACTTATGTACGATGTTAGGTACTGTAGGAATCCTCTTACTGAAAACACAGGCATAATACCTGTTCTATCTATACCTGTTGCATACTCAAGAAATTGCCTTGCACCATATCCAAACTTTCCATCTACATCATTACAAAAGTCTATGTAAGGAAATGACATAGGTCTTGTGTAGTCGGGATTAGTTCCCTTGATTCCTGCCTCGCCACCACTTGCGGTGTTTGCTCGGAATTGGTTTAAAGTTCTTCTTTGTGTGTAGTAGTTGTCTCTATACAACTGTCCAAGTTTTGTGTCCTTAATTTTAGCTAAATACTTTGATAAGTAGTCTTTAAGTTCTACTTCAATGTATGATTGTGCTGAGTTGTACTCAAATGAAACAACATTAAGTATACCCGCTATCTCTGTAGAAGTACTGCCGAATACAGTTATCTTAAAATAGAAATCTTCCTTGGGAAAATCTAAAGCAGGAGAGTTTACAGGGTCAAAGTCAAACCTATTTGAAGCCTTGTTATTTGTAGTTAGTGGTATACGAAGCTTTGTATAGAATGGTAGCTTTACCTTGTCAATCTCTACACTGTCGTAGAAATCTAAATCATATTCTAACTGCTGCTCTGGGAATAAGTCAACATCGTTATATGTGACATTATCCGTACTAATCTCTAACTTAAACTCCATACTAACGAGTTGCGATATTAAATTCTAAAGAAGACTTGAACTTGTTGTTTAGTGTGTCAAATGAGCCATCACTAAATCCAACCCCATAAGCTACAGAATCACAGTAATTTGCAAATACTACATCTGATTAGTTACTAACTCAGAAGATATACCGAAGTAATCGTTTCTCCTTGCAGGCACAATTAATGAATATGAATTGTTTGAAGTGTACTGCGTATATGATTTTGAGTAAAGACCATTTTCAATGTCTACACCTATTCTATATACATCAACACTGTCTATATCTGTATCGTTGTATTTATATATAGTGGCTGTCATACTTGATATACCCACGGGATATATATTGCTATCAAATTTAAAAGAAGCTGCTCCCGAAGCATCTATGCATATAGCATAAACAGCTTTTTGATAGGTATCTGAATAAGATATCTTAACAACATCTCTTGGTTGAAAGTTACCAGAAGGAGTTGATTCACGAAGTGTATCGGAACCAAGTAGGTTCAAAGATATTCCGTTAAATTGCTGGGCTATGCCTTGTCTAAATACTAAATCAGCCATTATATTCTATCGTTTCTGTCTCTAATTCTACGTTCTGTAGCGTTACCACGCAAGTCTTTATCTGCAACATAAGCACGAACTGGTTTGCTTACGCCTATAGCTGTTGAGGTAGTAGCCTCTGCGATTGCCTTTAGGTAATCTACACTTTCATTTAGTGGTGAAGATACTAAACCTCCTTCTGCAAATTTATAACTTCCAGCAGTTGCTTTAGTTCTACCGCTCTTGTTTATGCGCTCAAGTAAGTCTCGGTGCATAGAGGTGGCTCTTTTATTGACGATGTACTCTCCACCTTCCATCTCATATCCACCTCTACCTTGCACAGAGAAAGGTACACCGCCTTCAGCGTGTGATGGTCCGTTTACCATACCCCCTTCAGCGAACTTTTTACCAACGAACTTACGCTGACTAATAGCGGCAAGTTCTGCTCCGTAAGCCGCTGTTGCTAAAGCACCAGATAGCGCAGCTTTTATTGAAAGACCTATTGGATTAGCTTCTTTGTCATAAACAATAAGGTTTGGTATGATAGATGCTAATGCTTGCAAGTAACCTGTAGTAGCGTTCTGTCTATCTCTCTTCTTTTCTGATTCAAATATCTTTTTATCAATTTCGTTTTCTTCAGCAATCTGCGCTTTACGCAATTCTTTTTGCTTTTGTCTGTATTGAGACTCAGTAATTAACTGATTGTTTAATTGAGACTTTAATATATCTTCTTCAGTTTCATATCTTGCAGCAATCTCGTCTTTTTCAGCTTCTAATCTTGCTTTAGTGTTTTCTAATGCAGTGTCGTTAAAATTTGAAATCGCATCACTTGTGGCAGCAAGACTCATACCTATAGCTTCTTCTATAGTGAGGTCTTGAACCAAAGTCTTACCTAACAACTTTGTTGTTTTTACGGCATCATCTGTAGACTCAACGTAATCATCAACACCTTTTTTAGTTTCAAGATAAGATACAACAACCTTATCAAGCATATCCTTCAGTTCTTGATTTGCCGCTGTTGAATTTTTAAGGGTAGTTATACTTGATATGAGTGAAGCCTCTAACGCATCTTCTTGAGCAGCGTATTCACCAAGGCTTATTTCATTATCTTTTAGCTTTTTGCCAAGTTCTTCAAATTCTTTTTTATAATCGCTTAGTATCCCAATACCTTCTGCGCCAATATCTGATTGAGTAAACTTTGTGAATTTTTCGTAGTTACTTGCAACATCAGCAATTCTATCCGCAAATTTAGGGAACTCTCCAGAAAGCTCTTGCACGGATTTCAATGAGTTAGCGTATGCAGCTTGAGTTAATTTTTCCTGCTTTATTCTTATTTGTGCTGCCTCCTCAGAGTTCTTAGCTCCTGCAAGCTCTACTTCAGTTATTGCGTTAATAGCATCTATCTCTGAATCAAGTGTTTTTTGAATATTATCAAGTCTTTCTTGGAAAGCTCTTTTTAATGCATCTTCCTCTTCTTTAAGACGCTTCTTCTTTCTATCAGCAAAAGTTTCTTCGTCTGCTTCAAGCTTGCCTGTTTCCGTCTTTAAATTTTCTAATAAAGCAATTCTTTTATTTATTATTTTTAATTGCTCTATATCCCCCTTCTTTGCCGCCTCAAAAGTTTCTTTCTTTAATCTCTTTATCTCAGTTTCTATCTGCCCTTGAATAATGGCCTTTTCTTTTTCTACTTGAATACCATCTTTAGTTAAATCTAATAATCCAGCGTACTCTTTATTAAATCTTTTTACGACATCGTTATTAGCCTCTGTAGAAATGTATAAGTCATCTTGTACTTGACTTTGTTCCGCAGTTAAATCTATTAAAGCTTTTATAGTAAGTGCAGCCTCGTTTAATTCGCCATTCCAAGTCCCCGATATGTTTGTTAACGCAGTCTGAACATTGCCAGTCTTTTCAAGCTCATCGTTAAACCTCTTTAAAAAATCATCTTTGGATATATCTACCGTATCTTTAATCGCATCAAAAGCTTGTCTAACAAGCTCTGCTTTATCTATTACTGGATTTGCACCGTCACCAAACTTGCGTTGAGACTCAGTTAACTTATCAACCGCCTCTACGGTTTCTTCTGTGCTATCAGCAATTATTCTATAGGCACTTGCTACACCCGCAGACTCTCTGTCAAATACTGCAATTAAGCTTAGGAATATATCCGTTTTAGTTATGTAGTTTCCAAGACGAGTAGATGCCTTGTCATAAGCAGAAGAAAGTATGTCTAATTGACCACGAGTGTTTGCCATTTGCTTGGCATTGGCTAAAAACAACCTGTCCGACTTTTCAAGTTCTTCAGATAGGCTTTTAACTTTTTCGGTGTTATTGGCTAATACAATAGCCGCAGCCGCACCACGCTTACCAAATAAATCTGTTGCCCGAGATACATCAAGATTTCTTTTAGATAATTCTTCTAAAAACTCTGAAAACGTTTTCCCAGACTTTGCTGATTCAAGCAATACATTTCGCAATCCAGTACCTGCACGAGAAGCGGTAAACCCATTGTCGGCAAGAATTCCAAGGAACGATGCTGTTTGTTCAAAAGAAACTCCAGATTGAGCAGCAAGAGGACCAACGTATTGAAGCGCAGTACCGAGGTCGTTAAGCGATAGTGCGGTTTCATTTACAGCTCCTACTAATACATTAGCAAATCTATTTGACTCATCTGTAGTAGCTTGAAATTGATTTAATGTTTTCTTCAAAATAGCGGCAACACCTCCAGGCTCTTCTCCGAGTGCCTGTGATAGAATAGCTACAGGACCTGTTAAGTTTTCTATATCTGTAACAGAAGTACCTAATTTAGCCAACTGCTTTTGAAGTTCCACTACCTCAAGTGCTGTTAATGAAGTAACTCCAGCTACTTCAAATACAGTATCTTTTAATCTTGATACCTCCCCACTGCTTAGGTTCGCTACTGCTGCAACATCAGATAGTGCTTTTTCAAGTCGTATAGCTCTTTGTACAGATTTTACAGTTATCTCGTTAAATATTTGACCAGCTATATTTATTGCTCTATATGCTAATCCATATCTAAATAGAGTTCCTGTTGCTGTTTTAAGCCTGCTAAAGAATCCTTTAGTTACTGTAGTTCCTGCGGATGTTGTATTATTAAATCTTTTTTGAGCATCATTTGCCTTATCAATTAAAGGCTTATGATTCTTGAGCGTAGAAGAAAGCTTTCCTTGGGCATTAGAAAGCTCCTTTGAAGCTTTCTCAGCCTTCTGCTCTACCTGCGCTTTTTCTGCTGTAAGTCTTTTATACTCCTTAGTATTTTTATTTACATTCTCAAGTTGCTTATTTAAAAGTTCTAACCTTTCAGTATACTTATTAAGCTTATCTATGCTTTGTTGCGTTGTAGCCATTATAGTGTCTCAATTAATCTGTCAATAGAAATAGTTGCTTCGCTTGTAAAAAGCTCAGTCAGTCTATCATTTATTCTTGTTTCAGCCTTGCTTAAAGTAGCCCTTACTCCTGTGTTCTTATACTCAAAAGGATTAAAAAAGTTTGACCTATTCTTAATCCCATTCTTTTTAATTCCGTTTGCAATAGCAAATGCAACCCTACCCACATCAATTGGATTACTCGGGTCCATTGGCCTCGTTTCTTTTTTTCTTCCCTGTCCTCTGCTTGGAAGCGTAAATGAAAGTCCCCTTGAAGATTTTTGTTTTATCCAATCCTCTAATCTATCAATACTCACAAGTCCACTCCCGCTTGGAAAGGGTTTTAATTTCTTAGAGTGTGTAGTTAGCTGATAGTACTTTTCATCAACCCCGTACTTTAATTGTGTTTTAATTCTAACAGAGGATGGAACACCTTCTTTGATTCCATAAACCCTTACAATAACAGCTTTTTTACCATTAGGAACAAGCCATCTATCATCAGCATTAGGTGTTATTGAGTTTGATTCAGATGGATTAACAAGCTGTCCCGAGGCAATATGATTCTTTTGCTTTGCTATTTTTACAATAGCTTTTATTATAGCTGACTTTCTGAACGCCCTTGAGGTTTCTGAAACCGCTATTAATCGTATTTGATTTTCATATTGCTTGCGGGTCATATGCTTTAAGAGTCAATACCTCTTATATAAGGCTTGCGAGCAAGAACCACGCTAAAGTCACTCATTGCTGAGGTTATGTTGTATTCCTCTCCCATAGCTGAAACAAGTTCTACTTCACCAAAATCAACATCATAGCCCTCTTGTATGAGGTAGTCTTGTAGCTGGCCAATAACAAAAAGGTTTTCCTCTGAAGACATTATTGATTCTAAATCATCATCTTCCCCAATCTTATCTATGACAATTGCCCCAAAGTCAAGTGTATATATAGGGGAGTTTAAATCTCTTGATATATTAGCTTCAAGAAGAAGAAGTGCCAAGGTTTTAAAATTAAACTCTCGGTTGTTCAAATCTTCTTCTGTATTAGCTACGAAGAACTCATTAACCATATTGTGGTCATCAGCAAAAGACTTTATCTTACCGTAAAGCTCTGTGAGATTGTTCATATAAACCTTTATTTAATTTACAATTTACGCATTGCCTCTTGCTGGCGTTGATTAGCTGATTCAATCTTGCTTTTCTGTGCTAAGTAAGACATCTCGGGAAGAACAGTTCTCATAGGAAGCATATAGGTCTGTTCATACTTGTGTATATCTTCACCCGAAAGCATACGAACTATAGAGTACCAATACCATTGCTGGTTGAACACCATATCAGAACCTACATCTTCAGACTCTTCTTCCCCATCCTCGTCATTAGCCTCGTAAAAAACACCTGCAAAATCCTCAAATAGTATTTTATTCCTATTGTCTATATAGGTATTTAATACATAATACACCCTTCTTACATCTGAGTTTAGTATATATTCTTGATTATCAGACTCTTTATTAATATCTTCATTATCAAACACCTCATCTTGCTTTGGACGTATTATCAATTTAGCTATTTCAAGGTCAATTAGGTGGTCTGGCAATTTAGTCTTGCCTGTTATTATTTGTTCAAGCATTATAAACTGACCGAGAACTAACGAATTTACATCCGAGTAAACTTTTTTTTCTTCATTTAACTTTTCATCACCAAGCATATTATCTTGAACGGGATACACTTCTTCAAAGAAAGCAATAAAGTTTATTTTTTCTATATCGTTTAAACTTGCTATAAAATCCTCAGTTGTTTTTCCCGAACCAAGAAAGTTCATTAGCTTAATGTGCTGTCTGAATGTAATCATAAAAACAAAGTTACTCCGCCATCTTGTTCTTCT